TTAAGGGATTAAAGCCTTTTTAAAGTAGCTGTAAAAGAAAGGTGTGTCAATTTAATTAACCCATAAAAAAAGGAAGCCGAAGCTTCCTTTTTCCTTACCCGTTCTCTTTTTATGGAGTGCCGGGTGATCCAAAAATACCCCGTGGATCACTAAAGCCAAAGCTATAGCGCTCACGAGCCTTGTATCGGACGTTACCTGTGTTGAATTCGCCTTCAAAACCAGTTGAAAGAGAAACACGGTTAAACATCTTCATACCGTTTGGCGCATCTGTAATGACGAACCAAGCGTCAGGGTCTGTGAGGTAGTGATTTACCGCATACCCTTGTGGAACCATACCCATGTTACGAATAGCGTTGATGTCATTATCTGCTGTTCCAACCCGCAGAGTAGACTTCAAGATGCGATCCGCCGTGAACTGAAGCTCTTTAGGAACAATCAGCCTATTTCCTTGAACTGCGATCTTAAGACCACGCTCGTCGGTAAACGCAGCGATGTCAATCAGAGCTTGCTCAAGGGAAGTTTCGGTAAGGTCTGCCGCAACAGTCAACTTATTCTTAAGGTCAGGACCATTAAGAGTAGGGTGATCGAGTGCACACAAAAAGGCTCCATCGCCACCAAGTGATGTAGTAAACGCGCCATTTAAAATAGCCGCTCCTTTAATCTGCTTAGTGGTAGCCATTGAACGTGCAAGGGCTTTGGTATAGCGCGCAGATAACTTGTCATACAAATTATCTTCGACCGCTTCTTCTGTTAAGGAGAAAGCAAGCGCTACCGTTTCGTTGGTATAACGAGCTGTATAGACTTCTTGCGCTTGGTCGTATGCAACGCCAGAGCCTTCAGACTTAACAGGTGCTTCACCAAAACCAGAAAGCATTACTTCTTCTTCAAAGGCGCGGTCCGAAGACTCGACTTCATAGATTTCAGTGTGCTCTTGGTCATACGTGTTGTATTCCAGACCAAACAAAGCGTTTAGACCCGGCTCCAACTCTTTTACTAATTGGGCTCTTGAAATAGCCATGATCTATTCTCCTATTGGCCTATTACGCCGGAAGAGCCGTAGAGATGCTCGTTAATTTTAACTACCACTACAGCATTTAAACCAATGGCGTTATTGGGAACATCCCAAAGTCCAATCAGTTTAAGATTTAAAGCTGCTGTTGTAGCGATAGTTCCTGTGTTTATCTCGTTAGCCGAAAGGCCAGTAACGGTATTACCAGTGCCCACAACAATATCAGCGTTCTTGCCATAATTGGCTTGAGCTGAAGTGCCGTCGTTTTGGATAATAAACATTTGGCTTGGATCATCAAGCACCTCGGCCACAATTGTGCCTTGAGTGATGTTAATCGAACCGGGGTAGTAGTTCTTCCAAGTCGGTTTTTGTGTGGTTGGGTCGTTGTAAAAACAACCGTTAAACACGCCTACCGCAGCCGTATGAGAAGCCGGGTTGAACTGGAGAATGTAGCCATCTTTCAAAGTAACTAAATCACCTTGGAAAATAGCTCCTGCTTGGTTGTCCGCAATTTGATAACCGTACTGTTTTTGACCACCAGTGCCAGCAAGATTACCGAGCGGACGAAGCCCAAAGGGCTTATCAACATTAGCCATGATATTTGTCCTTTAATTAAGTTATTCAGCGCCAGCGCCGCGAGGGCCGCCAATGCTTACTTTAGATTGCCGTTCTGGCGCGTTGATTTTCATAGACGAATTCGCATTCGACTTCAACAAGTCATTGTCAGCAGCCTTGATTTGGTCATGGGTTCTTGAAGTGTAGTATTCTTGACGTTCCTTCGCAGTCTCTTCTGGAATTCTTGCTAATACCAATCCGCCGACGCTAATCACGCCTGCATGTTTGCCATCTTCTTGAACACCAGAGTCAAAGTCAGGATATTCGTCCGCGCGTACCAGTTCGTACCCCTCACGGAGTTTCGCTGCCACATTTACGCGATCATCTATCCCGCCGGATTCGGTCCTAATCCACCGATGCTTAAAGCCCGGAGGGGGAGGAGGAGCGTCGAGTCGTGAAGGAGGAGCCCAAGCTTTACGGCGCGCAGTGGTTTCTCGTGTTTCGCTATCACGAGCACTGCGTTTTAATTTTGGCACATCAGTAGCTTCGGTCATCTGTTACTCCTTAACATGTTTAGCATATTCTTCAAGGGGAACCCCTATTCTTTTCGCAATCGCAACCTGACTTGGACTTAACCTCACAGTGCGGCGTGCTGAGTTGTTGACACCCGAAGATCGGGTTGCAGGAGCTACCGGCTGCACGGGTCGGCGCTTCCTGTTGTTGGGTTGCGTAGGCGTGGGTTCAAATTCATTAGGAAATATCCCCCGAATTCTACGGTCTATCTCATCATAGTACTCATCTGTACTAGGGTCAAACCCTTCTTTTTGAACTAGGTCTATATGAATGCCCCGAACTGCATGGGTCATCACAGTATTCGTTCCAAACCATTCATTTCCTTCAGCCCATTCCTCTGCTTTAAGGTCGGATTGGGGTGGTGGAGGAGGTGGGGCCACAGGAGCTGTGGGTTGTATCTGGGGTTGGTGTTGGCGGCGTGCCGTTGACTCTTGAACCCGTTGTTGCTCCATCATGGCGGCTGTTAACCGCTGTTGGGCCTCAGTTTCCGTGTCTATATCCCCCTCTTCTCTTGCCTTTTTAATCACTTGTTTCAAGGCCAGAGCGTGAGAAGTAATGCGCCCTTGTGCTTCGTGTAACCGTTCACCATCCGTTTTATGATTCTTCTGTTGAAGCGTCTCATTTTCCATCTGCACATTTTTAGCAAAAGCGACCGCCGCTTCTTCACGCCGCTGCGTTTCTCGCAAGCGCGCGGTTAGCTTATCAATACGTTTTTTTACTTTCCCAGAATATTTTTCTAACTCTTCTGTTTGTGGAGCAGCTCCTTTTTTAGTTTCTTCAACTACTATTTCTTCTTCGGTCGCCACCTGAGCGTCCGTGCCATCCTCGTTCATTTCAACAGTGGTTTCTTCTTGGTCGTCTTCGCCAACGTCGAATTCTAATTCCTGATTTAATGGTTCAGCCATCGATTTATCCTCTTTCACATGTGTAGAATGTCATCAGGGTCATTTACGAGCCCCAAAACTTCATCATCATTTAATAAACGAATCTCGCCACCATCAATCTGAATACGAGAGCCTGCGTATCTTCCAAAAATTACCCAATCGCCTTCTTTACACCAAGGTCCCGCAGGAAACTTAGATTCATCAGCATAGGCCAAAGCGCCTACTTTGAGGACATAGCCAACATTAGTAGCTAATTGAGTGCGCTGGCGCGTTTCATCCGCTAACACAATCCCGCCTTTAGTGGTTTTTGCTCCACGATAAGGAAGAATGGCAATACGCCAGCCAGTAGGTTGAGGGATAAGGTCAAGAATAGAATTGGCCAAGCCTTTATGGTGGACTTTGCCATCAGCGGTGTACGCATCGTCGAGAGTGGGTTTCTTATTGGCATCAGCCAACTTTTCTTCTTCCCACTTCTCTTCAAGAGGAGTTAGTTTCTTTTCAACTTTCATAGGCTTTCTCTGGGGTTTAAAAATCTTCTGAATGTTTACCCGCTCTATCTCGGATAATTTGATCCACAAGCTTTATACCTTCCAGACGGCCCATAAGAAAACGGTAGCGCTCCATATCTTTCAATGTGCCATTTAATACAATGGCCTCGGAGTCTGCCTGTAATTTTCTAATGTCGTTCAATACGCTTTCAGCGAATTCTAGCATGGTCGTTTTTCCATGAGAGCAGACGGTTAATAGCCACTGTCTGGGGGCTTGCTTAATAAATCTTTACTGGGTTATTCCCATCACGTTTTTTTACTATTCTAGCAGGCTTTTTAGCCGTGCGGCCACCTGTGCTTTTTTTGGAAGAGCCTTTGGCGGTAATTGAACCACCTTTGGCTGCTTTTTTAGGTTTTTTAGTTCTTTTGGCAGTACTAAGCGCAATCGCCATCGCTTGATTGCGCGGCTTTCCTGCCTGCATCTCTGTTCTAATGTTACTTGAGATGGTTTTTTGACTAGAACCCCGTTTTAAAGGCATTCTTATTCTCCATTAACACAAATACGTGGGGCCATTGCCTCTTTTGGCTATGCCACCACCACGAGCCTGTACAGTTCTCATTTTCTTGCTTTTAACCGCGCCGCCTGTTGCCATTCTGTTCATTTGGTTCTTTTCAAAACGCTTTTCGCGGTTAATTCGTCCATATTCTTCGCGTGCGTCCTTTCCTTCCGCGCCTTTGGCGTAGGTTTTAGGGGCAATACGGTAAATTTCATCATCTAGGTTGCGTAGAACCTTTTTATCACGAGCCATTGAGCGTGCCATATTTATCTCCTAAAGTTTACTCGGCGTATTGATTCTTTCACGTGCCACATCCGCACGCAACTGTGCGATTTGTTGTTGTGACTCAATCCGTGCCTCATTACCTTGAGCGTTTTGCGCGATTCTTGCTTGATCAACTTGGATGCCCTGCTCTTTCAGAGCAATCTCTGCTTGATCGTTCGCCGCGCGTTGCTGTAACTCTTGCGCTTTTAGCGCTATTACAGGGTCTTCCCCAGTGCCTTCGCCTGAAAGCTCTGTTTGCGTACCTTTCATCTCTATCATGTACTCGGCCACTTTGATAGCTATCATAGCTTCCCGCTGCAGATCAGAAACCATAGCGTCGGGGTCACTTCCGTACTGCTCAAACAAGGTGGCTTCAGTGTCTTCTTCAGCTTTGAGGCGTATATGCTGCATAATATGCTTCTGTAGCTCCGAAGCACCCAGCGGATTCGCTTGAATAAGTGGTGATAGTCCCATTATTAAATGAGAAGAGATATGCGCGTCGTGTTGCTGACCGGCAAAAGCCTGAAGTTCTTTGCCATCTGCCACTTCAATGTTCTCGCTTGCAGGGTCTTTGGGCATCTGGTTGGTC